GTTCTGGCTCGAGGCTTGGGATGGCAGTCCATATACCGTCGAGCGAGTGGGGCGGCCGCCGATTGTCCTCCGCCATTTATTGATCGGAGTTGTCGGCGGGCTGCAGCCTGACAAGCTTGCCCGATCGTTCAAAGGGGATCTCGACGGCATGTATGCACGTATCCTCTTTTCCTGGCCGGTCGATCCGCCTTATCGCCCGCTAACCAACGAAGTGGCGGAGGTCGAACCAGAAATCGTTAATGCCTTGAGGCGGATTATCGACCTCAAATGCGGTGACGGGGATAACTTTGCGCCCCGTGATCTGCGCCTTTCACCAGAAGCTGTCGAGGCTTTTGAGCGGTTCCGGCAATGCCAGCACCACGGTAAGGACGGCTTGGAGGGTCGCGAGCGAGAGTGGTGGGCCAAGAGTCCTGCGCACGTCCTGCGTCTCGCGGGAACGCTCTCATATCTCTCCTGGGCAATGGCGGGCGGCTCTGAACCGGAGCGGATTGAACTAGAGATCGTTGAAGCCGCTATACGGCTCGTTCGGGATTACTTTTGGCCTCACAGCCGAGCCGCGCTTCGGCAGATTGGACTCAATGAGCGCCACGCCAACACTCGCCGCGTGTTGCGGTGGATCAAGGCACTTGGAAAGCACGAAGTATCTCGCGAAGGATTCGCCGGGACGCCCTTGGTCAAATTCTCGATGCCGATGAAACGCAACATCTGCTTGATGGATTAGTGAAGGCCGGTTGGCTGCGCCCAACCTCAATCGATACCCCCGGTCGTAGACGTCGTAGGTGGCAGGTAAACCCAAGGCTTCATGGCACTGCGGAAACTGCGGAAAGTGCGGAAAGGGTGTGAGGGCCAAGCTGTCAGGGGCTTCGCGCACTTTGCGCACTTCCCGCAGTCGGTAGACGGATGGATAAGTAGATGCCGAGACCGCGTGAACGCATATGTCTTGAAGGGGGGCTTAGGCTCGATCTGAACCGGTTGCGGAGGCGAGGCGTCGTCCGGCCAGGAATCATCAAATTCGAAATTTGTGAGCATGCGTCGGCTGGGACGGAAGTCTAGGTTGCCCCCAAGGGTACCGGGCACAGGCAAGTTGCCGAAAGGGGAGTTGCCGAGGCTCGGCAAGAGATTTCGTGGCTATATCGATTTCCTGACCCCCGAAGTGACGGCGGTGCTACGGCGTGTAGGCTGGCGGAAGCGATCGAAGCGCCGGATCGCGAGCGAGGGTGAAATATTTGCCGAGGCAGTTTCGGCGCATACGGTGGTTACGCAGCTGTGGTGGGCCTTTCGTGAGTATGCAGCCGCCTCTGCTTACGCCGTCAATCCGAAGCTGTTTCGGCAGGGGCTCCTAGCACTCGAACAACCGCTCAACTCGTTGATCGCTCAGATCCCCAACGCCGACTCGGCGCTCTCGCTGGCGATCGATCAGGAAATCCGCAAAATCCTTCATAGCCAATCTGCCGACTTCGAGGAAGACGAGGAAGAGGCAATCAGAGACCAGACCGAATTTGATAATCTGAAGCTTATCCTCACCACGATCTCGCAGGCGGCGGAGAATATTCGATCAATCGAACGCGCACGGGGAAGAGAAGCGAATCGAGCGGCCCATCAATTCGTAGCCGAGCTAGCACGAATTTTTACTGAGTGCACGGGACGACAACCAGGTCGAAACAATGACGGCTCCCGCGACGGTGTCGATGCGGTTACAGGTCCATTCGGCAATTTCGTGAAAGCGGTGCATTGCCAGATTCCTAAGACCTTTCAGTTGGTCAATATCGACAACCTGATCCGGCATGAGGTCTCCCGCCGGCGGTGGACCTAATGGGCAAATTCGACGAGAAACCAGCGAATTTGCCCATGTGACGATCGAGCCAAGTCGTGCTCTCTTCGCTATATGCTCGTGATCACAGCGAGATGCTTCGCGAGGGTGAGATGCAAGAACGACGGAGACGCCAGAGATTTCCGACCTACCTCCATGTGAGGTCCCCACTTCCCCTTGCCGATGCGATTGCGCGGGCGGCCGATGAGAAGATGACGACATCTTCGGAGTACGTTCGCCAAGCGATTCTCGCTCGGCTCAAGTCGGATGGTTTCCAGCCGTCGCAGGCGACCGAGGCCGCGTGATGGCGGGCGCCCCGATTACATGTTTGTCCGCAGGGACACTCGCCGCAATCCGCTGCAACTAAGGCGTAAACTTGAGAACAGGCTTGCTGAAGTATGCGAAAACCAGGCAATCCGACTGGCAAGGGCGGGTTCAAGAAAGGTCAATCCGGCAATCCCGGCGGCAGGCCGAAAGAACTCAAGGGCATCCAAGAGCTGGCGCGCTCCCACGCCGAGATGTCGATCGAGACGCTAGCCAAGATCGCCAAGGATGGGCAATCGGAAGCGGCCCGGGCGTCAGCGGCAAATTCGTTGCTCGATCGGGGCTTCGGCCGTCCGGCGCAGTTCGTCAGCGGCGACCCGGAGAGGTTTCGATCCGCCCTCGAAATCAGCGATGATGAACTGGCCACTATCGCAGCAGGAGGCGGCGACGGAGTTGATTCGCCGCCGCAACGTCCGAAGAAGTCTCGTTGAATGGTGCCGGCATTGCAGCTTCGAGCCCGCGCTGCACCACCGGCTGCTAATCGACCGACTGGAAAAACTCGCCCAAGGCAAGCTCAGCCAGCTCGCTGTCTTCATGCCGCCGGGCTCGGCCAAGTCGACCTATGCGTCGATTCTGTTTCCGCCGTGGTTCATGGCGGGCGGTCCGCAGACGGTGCTCGCTGCATCGCACACCACCGAGCTTGCCGAGAAATGGGGTCGCCGAGTTCGCAATCTGATCGCGGAGCACAGCGCCACACTTGGGGTGCGGCTCTCGGACGACAGCCATGCCGCCGGCCGCTGGGCGCTCAGCCAGGGCGGAGAGTATTACGCCGCCGGCGTTGGCGTCGGCATTGCCGGTTTCCGCGCCGATCTCATAGTGATCGACGACCCGATCCGCTCGCGCCAGGACGCCGATTCGTCGACGCTGCGGGAGAAAATCTGGGACTGGTATAAGGCCGACCTGTCTACTCGTCTCAAGCCAGGCGGGCGCATCGCGCTCATTCAGACGCGCTGGCACGAGGACGATCTCGCGGGCCGCATTTTGGAGGAGATGAAACGCGGCGGCGATCATTGGGAAGTAGTTTCGCTTCCAGCGGAAGCCGAGGCTGGCGATCTCCTCGGCCGCAAAGCCGGCGAATGGCTGTGGGATGACGCCTACGGGTACGGCAAATTTCTGCGACATGAGAAGAAGACCCAGCCCGCACGCAACTGGTCCGCGCTCTACCAGCAGCGACCGTCGCCAGAGACTGGCAATTACTTCAAGGCGGAGTGGCTCAAACCCTACGTCAAAGTGCCGCCGCGCGAGACGCTCAATGTCTATGGTGGCTCCGATTATGCGGTCACCTCGGACGGAGGCGACTACACGGTTCACGTCGTCGTCGGCGTCGATCCAGAAGATCGAATGTATTTACTCGATCTTTGGCGCGGGCAGACATCATCTGATGTCTGGATCGAGGTCTGGTGCGATCTGGTCAAAAAATGGAAGCCAGCCTTCTGGGCTGAGGAGCACGGGCATATCATTTCTGGCGTTGGACCGTTTCTCGAGCAGCATGCACGCAAGCGCAAAGCTTATACCACTCGCGAACAGTTCGTGCCGCGGGGTGGCGACAAGGCGATCCGCGCGCAATCGATACGAGGCCGCATGGCGATGCTGGGCCTTTATGTGCAAACTGATGCGCCGTATTACGCTGATTTGCACGCCGAATTGTTGAGCTTTCCGGCCGGCGTGCATGACGATCAAGTGGACGCGCTGGGCCTCGTTGGCCAACTGCTTGACAAGATCAGCGCAGGGCGGAAGCCGAAGCCGCCGGACGAGAGCAGGCGGGACGTGTACGCGCCGCCCTTCGAAGAGATTCCGCTGGACAGCTTCAAGACGATGTGACGGCTATGTAAGACACTGAGCTATTTCAGGATCATGCTGGGACGCGGTTGCTGTGGCGACAGCTTTGCCAATGGAACATGCACGCGCCCTCAACCCGTGGCGCGGCGGTCTGGCCGCTCGCGTGACATCGGTCTCCGGGCGCATCCTCGGCTTCTCGCTCCTCTGGCGAGTGAAACGAAGGGTATTGGTGGCAAAATGACCCGAACCGAACTGATCATTCAGCTTC